GCCTGGATAGCGTTCACATCCGCCGCCCCCAAAAACTTCGTGCTGGCCGCAATATCCACCGCACTGCCAGAATTCAGGTCAACCCCGTTCGCCGCCAGCGCCGCCCGTTGCTGCCCCGCCAGTTGCGACTGCTGCAACTGCTGCTGCTGCGCCTGCGCCTGCCCCTGCTCCAGCGCCGCGCTGCGCTGCTGCTGGCTGATGATCGCGTTGTTCGCCGCCACCTGCGCGTTATAGTTGGCGGCCTGTTGCTGTGCATCGGCGCTCATCGCGGCGGATGTGCCGCCAATGGCGGCACTGCCGACTGCCGACACGACGGCTATGGTTACAGGGTCACACATATTTATTGCCCCATTTCAAAAACAACCAAAGGAAACCCCCGCACCACCTCAACGGTGCGCGTTTCAACAAAACCCAGCCCCTTCAGCCAGCGGCGCGTTTGCGTCTGGCGGCAATCTATCAGGTTGCTGAGATGCCCGTATTTGCCCAGCATAAGCCCCAAGCGCCGCCTTGCCAGCCGGGTCAGGCTGACCGCATAGCGGCACAGCAACGGTGTGCCCAACAGCCACGGATTGCCGGTGTGCGAGCAGCCCCCCAACGCCACCAACCGCCCCTGAGTGCGGACGGCCCAGCAAAACTCCGGGTCAGAAACCTGCACGGACACCTGCACCACGCTATACCAATCACTGTGACCCAAAGCACAAAGCTCCTGTATGTCCGATTGCCTCAGGTTTTGCGCCAACTCCGTGATATCATAAGCATTCGGCGCAGCAAAGCAGAACTTAACCACCCAACGACTCCTTGACCACCAAATAAGTGACCGTCAGCGGCAACGGCAAATCCTGCCGGATAAGGACTTGCGCCCACGGGCTGTGGGCATTGGCCAACACCGACGACAACTCCCCCGTCACCAACGGCGGCGCAACACTGGGGTCGTCGTAACTGTCCTGGAACACCGGCAACAACTGGTTGGCATTGGGGCCGATCTTAAACGGGCCCGAATTGACCAGCCCGACATACGCCACATCCACCGATTTAGTGTGGCTCAAGCCCAAATCCGGCGTCCCCTGCACCGCCATAGGGCCAACCAGCGCGTCGCTGTTGTACGCCAAACCGATCTGGACCACCGTTGCCGCCCATGGCAGCGTGACCGTGCCGGTGGCTGACACCGTAATGTTTGGTATCGGCACACCGTCAGCCAACACGGACACGGCGGTGCCTGCCAGCCAGTTCAGGCCACTGACCGTCGTGACCGGCGCACCCGTGTTGACAGTCACCCCACAATCCACATAAAAACAATTCGCCTGGGAGGTGAACGCAGCCAGCGCCAACACCTCCACCAGCCGCACCGTCGCGCCATTGATCACCCGCCGCACAATCAAATACAGCGAATCCAAACCGTTTTCCGTGACCGTCACAACCGACTCAACAAAGCCACCGGCCAAATTGTGCTGATGCCAAGCGCTGATCTCCTGCTTGGGGATATAGGTCATGCCCAGCAACTGCCCGTTACTGTTGACCGCCCAAAAAATAGGGATGGGCGCACGGCTAAACGCCGTTGCCACAATCGTTTGCCCGTCAAACAAATGGTGCGCCAACAGGCAAATGTCCGCGCTCGGAAACGTCTGGCTTTCCCAGTCCCAGGCCATCTCATAAATGTGGCCACCCTGATAGGCCGGGTAAATCACATAATTGTCCAAAGCCACCGGCGCAACCGGGGACGCCCCGTTTTGGCTTTGCGGCACATCGCTGAACGTGCTGGGCGTGATCGCCGTCGTCACCGCACCGGCACTGATCAGCCAATCCGTCGACGACGAAAACGCAATCAGGCCACTGATCGGCGTCAAATGGGCAATCTTATTGGCGCGTTGTGCCGCAATCGTCACCCGCAGCGCATCCGAATCCTGTGAAGGGATCGAATAATTCATATTGCTGCCCGTCCCCGATTGCGTCGCCCAAATCCCGTTCGGCGTGTTGTTCGTACCTGCAAACCAGCGCCGCTGCTGAAAATAACAGACCGCACTGGGATAATTGTTGGCGCTGTTAAACACCACATCATTCAGGCTAGGCGTTTTCGTATAATCGGCAGTGATATTGTTATCAACAAACGTCAGCGAACCGGGCGGCACCTGCCCGATAAACCCAAAAGCCCCGCCATTGGTCGCCTTATAAATGTTATAAGCGCCCACCGCCGCACCGGCCGGCGGTGTCGCCGCCGTCCACGTGATGGTGTTGTAATTGGCCGCAGCGGCGGACAAATCATTGACACAGACCGCCGAAGTCACAGACGCCAACGAACTTTCATTGCCCAACGGGTCAACCGTACACACCTGATAAGTGAAATGCTGCGGATACGTGCCCGTGGTATACGCATAAGTCGCCACAGCGGTCACCGTGGCGGGGGGCGGGTACACGGAAGAAAAACCAATCACCGACAAAACCCAATCCGTGTTGCCATAGCGGCTCAACTCCATGGGCGGGTAATTGGGATGCACCAGGGTGATCACATCGCCGGATTCCACATAATTGATGGTGGCAATGTCCGCCGCCGCGTACGGGTTGGGGATTTCATATTCCCCTGTGGCTGGCATGGCGTACCAATAGCCGCTGTTGGGTGGGGCGTTCCCCGTGTTGGCGGCAATGCAGTAGTAGTTGGTGCCGCCCAGTGCGGCCATATTGCCTATCGCGTAGGCTGTCCCCGCATTCCATGCCGCCACACTACCGGCAAGGATGACGCTGCCCAATGCGTAAAAACGGAAATAGCCCGCGCCCAGCTCAATGGCAAAATTTTGCGTGGTGCTGAACGAAAACTGCAACAGCCGGGACGTGCCCGCCGCCTCACTTTTGCACGCCCAAACAAACTGCGTGCCTTGGCGGTTTTCAATCGCCCCTTGTGGGGTCACGATGAAGTTAAGGCATTTCGCCAGCCCCGCGTTGACCTTCTCAACATCAAAACGCGCCAACACCAGCGGCGACAGCTCACCGGCAATAAACGAATTTTTCAGCAGCCGCACATTAGCCATAAAAGCGCGCCCTAATGCCAAACGGCATATGCCGGATACGGGCGTTAATGTTTTTGCAATCCGCCGACGTCGCCTTGCCCAAGATGCTTTCATACGCCTGCAAACAGCGGGTGGCGGCTGACACCCCGACATCATCACGGATCAGCGTGCCCGCCAAACCGGCCGCCAGCTTCCAGACAAACGCATCAACAAACAACGGCGGCAACGCCTGCCCAATCAGCGGGAACGACAGGTATTTGAGCAAGGGTTCGGACAAGTTGCAAAACAGCACCTGATTGCCGTTGCCGTCGGCCTCAACCGTGTACTCTTGCTGTTGCGGCTCATTGGCGAACACCCACAGCGGGTCGTTGGCTTCCGATTCCATACCGACAAAAGCCCCTTCCAAGTCGGTGAAGTCCCCATACAGGGCGGAATTGGTCAACGCGTTGGCGTCATACAACGCAATCATCTGCATAAAGTTAGACGGCAGCGCGTAAGCATACGCCCACAGCAAAGACGGGTTGGTCACCGCCACCAAGCTGCCGTTTTGCACCGTCAAAAAGCTCCAGTCATGCTCATTGCAAATGTTGGTCATTTCCAAATCGTAAAACAGGCCGCACGCCTGCGCCTCCTGGCTGGCATCCGGCGGCCTTAAACTGGTTATCACCGGCGCACGGCCGATACGCGCCAAGGCAAGGTTGCAGGCGGCGACTTCTGAGATTGCCATCACATGGTCACCAAGGCGCGGTAAATGGCGTCTGTCATGATAACGCCGCCCGTATTGGGGTCGGGATGGATGCCGTCGCTGTAATACCAAGGGCAGTAGGCATTGGTGAAGGCATAGGCCGAGGCGTTGTTGTTGGGTAGCCCAAAATAGCCTTGCATGTCGATGAACGAGTAACCGTTGTCCGTTGCGATTTTACGCATGACTTGGGCAAAAGCCGTCATAGGGTAAGCGTTGGTGTTGCGTTGGTTTTCCGCCGGGGAAATCAGCAGGATGTCACACTCCGGCAATACCGAACGTATATTGGCTATGATGGTTTGCAGGTACACGCCATATTGCATGGGGCTGTAGCCGTTGATCTGCTCGTTTCCGCCAAACAGCAGGGTGACAACATCAGGGTTAAGGGCTTGCAGGTTTGCCGCCCATGCCGCTTGTGTGACATTGGCCCATTGTTGGGTATATGAGCCGCCCCCGGCTATTTTATGCAGCCTGACGCCATTGGCCGAGCTTTGCAGGTCTATCCCTGCCAGTGTGACTGTGCCGGACACCACTTTAATGCGTAAGGTGTTGGCAGTTCCGGGTATGCCGCTCAGTGTAATATGCCCCGCGCCCACTGTGCTTAGGGAGATGTTGCCGCCATAGGTTGACCCATCGTTCCATGACACGGCAATAACGCCCGTGCCGTTGCCCGAATAGTACAGGATGGCGGCTGTCTGGTTTGCCGGGAATCCCAAACGCACATAGTCATTTGCAGTTGAGCTGGCAATAGTGGACAAGGATGGCGCGTTGCCGCTGGCGTTGTTGTATGAACACACCCATGAACCGATGATTTGAAACAGGGATATGCCGCCCGTTAGCCCCCATGACGCGCCCAGATCGCATGTTGAACCGCCGCCCGAATATATCGGCTGGTTGCCTGTCGTCCACGGGGCGGAATTGTATGGGGTTTGGAAGCCGAAACCGAACCATCCCATACCTGCGTTGCCGTATGATCCCCAAAGCTTGCCCAACAAGGGGCTAGTCCAAATGGCTGCCCATTGGGTGTAGGAGTCGCCAATACAGGCTATCACCAGTTGTGATGTGGTGGTGATGCTTGATGTGTTGGTGTAACTGGCAAGCCCCAATGCAATGCGTTGTAGTTTAAGCCGAACGGCCCTTAAGTAACACAAACCGAACTTGTTATCTATCGGCTGAGAGGTGTAAAAGTTGCTGCCTAAGTCCATAACGCCGCCGCTTGATAGCGATTCAGACCCGATTATATTGTTCAGGCTGCCAACGCCAAGGTAACGCGCACCCAGTGTGTTTGCGTCGTATTCGTTAGAGCCAACAAGGTTTGCGACACAAGAGCCGTCAAGGTAGAGGCCATAACCTGTGTTGGCGGTGAACACGTTGTTTTCCACTACATTGTTTTGGCCTTGCAAAAACAGGCCGTGGCAACCGTTCTGCGCACCTTGCAGGATGTTGTTGGTGAACACGTTATGGTTAGCCAACAAGCCGGCACCGATATTGCCCGTGCCGCCGCTGGTGCAGTTGCTTAGCCCTATGTTGCCGTCAATGGTGTTGTAACCGGATTGGTTGTCAACGGTGATGCCTTCCAAGCCGTTGCTTATCAGGATATTGGAGGTGATGCGGCAATAACGCGCTTCTGACATCAGCAAACCGACCGCGCCATTGTTGTGCGAATTGACTTTGTTGACACTGCATCCCGTCAGCCAATTGCTGGATGACGCGCCCCATAGCCCAAGACCTTGACCGCCGCTTTTGCGTGTCTCAAAATTCCTGAATGAGCAGTAGTTGCCCCAACACGCTATGTTTGCCCCGTTGCTTGGCGACAAATTTGCGCCGTCAAACACGCCATTGCCTGAAATGGCCCAGTAGTTGTTGGAGATGTACAGCATGGTGGCGAATGTGCCGGTTTGCGTGACCACCGCGCCTTCCTGCACGTCAACATGAACATAGTCCTTGGTGCTGGTTATCTGTGATTCCCAGAGCCACGTACCGCTCGGGATGATGATCTTGCCGCCCGTGCCGCCTAGGGCCGTCATGGCCTTGTTGAACGCCGCCGCCGCACCGGACACGCCGGACACTGCGCCAAAATCTGTGATGCTGACCGTTTCCCCTAGCTTTCCCGCCACGGTGCGGGACACTGCGCCTATGCCCGTTTGGATGAATCCTATCAGGCTTGCGCCTGCGGATGCGGCTAAGTTGACCAAGCTGGTGCCGGTGCTGGCTGCTATCAGCACTGCATTGCCGTTAGTGTCAAAGCTGATTGTTTGCCCCGCCGTTGGGGGTGTGGGCAGGTTGGGGGAGCCGGTTGAGCCAATGGGCATTTGCAGCGCAAGCCCCACACTGACCGCCAATTGCTTGACCTGCATGGTAAGCCAGTCGAGCGCGTTGGTGATCTGCGAGCCGCCCGCGCTGGTCAATACGAGGCTTTGTGCATAGGCTATTTGTGTGGTCACATAAATGACGGTGGTGCTTGGCGCCACCCATAGCATGGTTATCGTGCCGCCCGGCGTGGTGGCTTGGTTGGTGTTGATGGTGGCGGTGTAGTCCGCCCCGTTGACCAAGGTGCTGACCACACCGCCCTTGTTGGAGATAACGAGCAAGTCAGCCGTTTCAAAGATACGGAAGGTGAACGGTATGATTAACGCGCTTGAGCCGTTGCCGTAGAACGGCCCGGCAAGCTGCGGGGTGCTGGCTACTGTCATGGTTGGCCTATGAGTTTGGCTATGAAGGTTGCCAGTCCGGTAAGCATTGCGCCTATGACGATGCCCGCCGCCGAGATGAAGCCCTTTTGGCTGTTAAGCGTGGCTTGGATGCCGTCCAGCTTGGCTTCTATGTTGTCAAAATGTTTTTCGGTTTCGTTACGGTGGATGGATAACATGCTGTCCATGTTGTCCATGCGTTGCTCAAGTTTGGCAATCCTGCAATCTGAATCTGGCATGTCATTCAATCCCGCAATTGTGGGCCACGAAATGCCAACATTCGTTGGCATAGATGGCTAGTTGGTCGGCCCGGTAGAGTTGGCCTTTAAGAAATCCATCAAGCTTTTCTGGAAATCCGGGGCTTGTGGCTTGTCCAGCAGGTGCTTGGGTGGTTGCACCTTTTGGCAGGGGGCTTGCACAACTTGCCCCACTGGCCGGGAGCAGCCGTGCAGCAGCAAGCTTAGCGTGATAGTGTTGATGGCAAAGCCACGGGAAGCTTCGAGCTGTGCATTGGTGTCCTGTGCGTGTTGTGTTGCCGCCGCAATGTTGGCATGTGCCAAGGCGAGCTGTGATGCCGCCGTTTGGTTTTGCAGGATGACGGCCTGTTTTAGTGATTCATAACGGGTGCTGTCCATCTGGTGCGTGATGAACGCACCAGAACCGAACCCGCTCGCTAATATGGCAAGCCATAGGTAAATCATTTGTTGCCCGCATAGCCCACGTTGAAGGCTATCAGGTTTATGATTTTGTGCAGTTTTGCCCATAGGCCCGGTGCATTGGGGGGCGGCAAACGCGAGGCCAAGGCGGTGATGCCATAGGCCACCATTGCCAGTTTTGGCAATAGGGCCTGTGCCGCGTCAATCAGTGCGCCCAACGTGTTGAGCGCGTCAGTGGCCTCGGCCATCATGGCACACCCCCTTCATCGGCGGCAGAGGTCTCCACCTCGGCGGCCAAATTCTTCCGAACCGTCGCCGGCCTGGATTCCGCCGCCCCATCCGTCACCCGCTCCATATTATGGTCAGGCTTGCCGTGCTGGTTGTTGGGCAAATCGACGACCGAACCCAACGGGTAAAACACCCCGCCGATCATCGCGTCTTTCTTCAATCGATACTTTGCCATTGCCTACCCCCTACGCCACATAACCGGCTTTATACGCCTTGTTTTTCCACAACTGCTTGCCCGCGCAAATCTCCACCACAATGCCGCCGGTGGTGAACGCCGCGCCCTTGGTCGTTATCTGCGCGGCAAAATAGCAAGGGCCGACATTGTTGGCAGGGCCCTTATAAGCCCCGGTCGGCGGGATCGCCAAAAAGTGATCCTGCCCGCTGCTATAATTCAGCGGGTAATTGGTGCCGTCTTGGCAATGGCCTGTCGCCACAATCATCGAGGCTGCCGACGATACCGCAACCGTACCGGTGCCGGCATTGCTGGTCAGGAAAAGGTCAATCTGGAAGTCCGTCAACGTGCCCAAATTGTTCACCCCGTTGCCGTTGCTGTCATTGGCAAACGTCCAATGCAAGTACAAGTCCTGAGCGCCGCCCCAGTCAACCGCCGGATTGTTGACAACAAGGCCGGATGGCACACTGTTGGTGACCAAAAAAGGCAGCAGCATCGCCGTGCCCGCCGTGGTCGGAAAAGACAAGAACGAAGCCGGCGCAATGACACCGTTGGCGTTAATCGTCCCCGCCATTAATAAACCCGCATCAGCTAACATAATCGCCCCCTTAGGAAGTTGAAGTCACTTGACTTTCAGTGTTTAAAACCTGGTCGACTTCCCGGATGGGGATGCCGTCAAAGTACAGCCAGCGTCTGTTCTCGCCAAACTGGTTTTGTGCCACGTCGATGGACAAGGCGTTTTGCGAAGCCTTGCGCGCCTGTTTCTTCAGCTCGGCAAACACCGTCTTGTTGCAATAGAACGCATATTTCACATTGCCGTTCTTGGGCGGCTTGATGGTCATGTCGCTCATCATGTCAATCAGGTTGGCGACAATCCGCTGGCTGTTGGCGGTGTTCACCGCAATATTGGCAATGCGCCCCACATACCGCCAATCCTTGATGGCCAAACCCGCCAGCCACTTGAATTCGGTCTTGTAGGCCATAAACAAATTGTTGTTGTTGTCGAAAGCCTGCTGCAAACCGTGGTCATAAATCTGCAAACCGCCCGCCGTGCCTTTCGGGTACGGGCAAAACACCGTATTGTCAGACCAGCCCACCATCCAAATGGACGTATTGGACGCCGCGCCCGTTCCGCCCGCGTCAATGATGTTCTGCGCCGCGTTGTTGCCGCTGCCGTTGTTGCCATAGGCCAAAGCAAAGCCCGGGAACTGGTTCTTATTGTTGGCGGGGCTGCCGTAAAACAGCTGGTAAGCCAAATTCTGGTTCAGCGCCTCAATAAAGCCCTTGTCATTTTGGAAACGGATGCCCGCCTCGTCACCGCCCAACTCCACTTCGTCACGGTCAACCTGAGACCAGGCGCTGTACAGCGAATAACTGACATCCAAATTATCAAACTGGCTGGCGGAAATCGGCGTACCCGCGTTGAACGTGCGCGTGTACACCGAAGGCAAACCCGTCTGCACCGCCAAGCGGTGCGAGAACGGGCCATTGCCCGGCATAAAGATGACATCCTCCAGAATCTCATTGTTTTGCGACAGCAAATCCGCCGCTATCTGCACACTCCCATCCGGAGCGAGCAATTTTGCAACCTGCGACAGGGACAAGCCCAGCGAGGTCGATTGAACTGTTGCCATAAATTACCCCTTAATCATTTGCCGTAAAACTTGTCTGCCGGGCGGCGTGTGTCAGCCCCCGGCCCGTTGCCCACCACCAGCTTGCCTTCCGACAGCTGCTGGCCTATCCTAAAAAACGCCTTGACCATCTCAGGGTGTGACCCAATGCCGCTCTTATCAAAAAACCGTTTCAGCTCGGGCGTGGCGAAAGCATTCATCGCCTTGGCCGCCACGCCCACGTTCTCATCAAACTTTGCCCCGCCAAATTCAGGGTCAGCCGCCAGTTGCGCCTGCCACTTTTGCGACTGTTCCTCCAACAACTTGGGGCGCGTGAACTGTTCCGCCGCCACGCTGTCCGGCCCGCTGTTGAAGGCCTCCAGATAAGCCGACTGTTCAGCGGTTTGGGCTTGTGCCACCTGCGCCATAATGGTTTGGCTTTGCTTGACCCCCAGATCAATGAACGCTTGCGCCTGTTCTTGGCTTAGCTTGTAATCTTTAGCAAAGCCCTTGAACTGCCCCAATATCTCATCATTGAAAGTCATGCCTTCCGGGGCAATGAAATCCGTGTAGGTGATTTCTTCCGGTGTGGCGGCCGCTTCCGTTGTGGTGGGCGTTTCCGCTGGCGCGGTGGGGTCAACCACCGGCGCATTCCCGGCAACCGGGTCAACCGCGCCCGCAACCGGATCAACCGCGCCGACCGGCGCAGCCGCATCAATCATTTCTGCCATTTTCTATCTCCCATTCCAAAATTTCCGCATCCGCCGCCGCTTCAGACAGCATCTGCACCTTCAAATGATTGCAATCGCCGAACAGCCCATCAACAAACCGCCCCACCTCATGCTTGCCGCAGCGCCGCGCCATCTCCAAAGCGTCCGGGCTAAACGCCGCCAAACCCGTTTCACACACCAACAACAACCGCGCCAAAAACCGCCGCCCTTCCGCCGTGCCAGCCACCGCCTTAAAATCCAGCCGGTCACGCGCCGCCAACTTTTGCGCCGCCGCCGCCAAACGCTGTTCGTGACCGTCCATCAGTTGCTGCTCAACATCACGTGCCATAAGCCCGCCACGGTTGTGATGAACTGGCACACCTTCGATGCCTGCCCGCCCGTTGGCGCCCCCAGCGAGTACGCCACACCCGCGCCCAAGGCTTCAATCGCATCCGTGCCGTACGGGTAAACTTTCAGCGGATTGGTGGCCTGTGCGTTCAGCACCGTGATGGTCAAAGAACTCGCCGCCCTCAGGTTGGCCGTGTTGGGCAAAATCACCCCGCTGCCCGCCGCCACCGTCGTCACCCGGTTCATCAACCGGATTAGCGGCGTTGCCGTGCCTTGCGTCGTGCCGGCCGCCGCCATGCCGTTGGCGCTGCTTTGCGTGGGCAGGTTGCCTAAAAACCCCGCACCGACCAGCTCACATTCCCAGCTGCCCGCCGACGAACAGACAATCGTCAGGAACGAGCTGGGCATCTGCACGATATAACCGCCCGCACTGCCAAAATTGATGGCGTCAGTGCCGCCCGCAAAAACAGCACACTCCTGTGCGCCGTCGTTATAGATGTTCAGCGTCATGCCCGGGAGGGCTTGCGGCAACTGCACCGCATCCCCCGCACTGGCACAAGTCACAATCCGGTTCACCTCATTGTTCAAAATGGGCAGGTTGCCCACATTGATGTAGTTCGCCCCCGGCTGCGCGGTGTACTGCCCCCAGCTTTCAAGCTCAATTTCGCCGTTCAGCAACAAAATCTTGGTGGGTACGTTAACGTTGCTCATAAAACCCTCTGAAAATTAATATAAGGCCAGCAAACTGCTGGCGGTCGCCGCCGTCACAATGCTGGACTGGATAGGAAAAGGGCCCACCGGCAAGTTAGGGATAGTCACGGTTGTCCCCATTTTTGTAGTCAGCGTGACATTGCCCGTGACCCCCACGTAAATGCCCCGCGCCATGCCGTTAGGGTAGGCCGTGCCTACCGTTATGGGCTGGGCGTCAACCCAAGGGGCCGCATCCCCCGCCGACAAAAAAGGCCGTTCATTCGCCATTACTGCACTCCTAGATGTTTAGCCAAAACCCCGCCCACCGTGCCGTTGCCCGTGGGTATGTTGCCCAGCTTTGCCGCCGCGTCCGCACCTGCCTGCAGTTGCTCTTGCTGTTGCTGCCGCTGCATCGCCGCTTGCCGCTGCTGCCGGACAACCGCCACCTGGTCACTCGCCAACAGGCAATCCGGCGGCACATCCAAATCGTCGGCATAACGGTTCACCAGCTTGTCAACGTCTACATTGTCAAGGGCTTGCGGGTTCAATTGCGCCACTTCGCCCAGCACCGTCACAAACCTGTCCATGCCCGCCAAACCTGCTTGCTGCTGCGCCTGCACCAGAATCGACTTGTAATCCACCTGCAACGACTGCCCTTGCAGCTCCTGCGGCGGCATCGGCAACAGCTTGGCCTCCAGCAATTTGCCAAAAGTGATCTCAATCAGCGGCCCGCACAGCTCATGCGTCAGACGTTCCACCACCGGCCCAAGCATCAGCATCTTTTCCTGCTGCCGCATCATCACCTCCGTGGCGGTCATTTGCCCCGCCTCAAACTGCGACAGCATCATGAACAGGTCTTTGAACAGCGCCGAGTTAATGCGCCCGACAATCTCCTGCTTGACCTCCTGCCAGCCCTTAGGGTCTATGCGCATGTCATAAGCCGTCTTCAGCAGCTCCCCTTGGTTCATCATGGCTGAGCCGTAGAAACTAATGCCGCCCGGTTTAAGATTGTTCAGGCGGTTTTTCAGGCTTTCGTGCGCCATCAGCGGCGGACGTGCCAAATAATCAAACGCATTGCCCAAGTTATATTCATAACTCTGCAACGCCTTACTGTCGCCCAACGCATCCATCGCCGGGCTTCTGCCGTAAATGTCCCGCCCCACCACCTCCCAGCGCGGCGCCAACACCGGAAACAGCTTAAAACCCTCTTCACGCAACGGCGCTTCAGACTGCAGACCCCATTCCCAGTACACGCCACGGAACGGCATATTGAGCTTGTCACGCTGGGTGATGTCACGGTCGGCGCGCGGCTCAATCACATGGCCAATGTCTATCCACGTATCCAGCGACTTGTTTTTGAACAGCGCTTGGGTGCGGGTGCTGCACGCCTCCAGGCCAAACTCCTTAACGACTTGGGACACCTGCATTTGAAAATGGCGGTACAAGGTGCAGACCTGCCCCTGCCAGTCCGTCGCCAACTGGTACTCACCGGCGGTGAAATTGTAGACATTGATGACGTTCTTAAAACTGTCGGTCACCAAAGCGCAAGACGTGCCAAACCCTGCCAGCTCTAGGTAGTTGGCATGGAGTTGGTTGTACAGGTTGCTTTGGCTGAACACACTCTCAATCATGCGTGTCACTTGCGCCAGCCACACCTTGACCGGCTGGAAATCCGCCAAATCCTTATCAGGCACGGACAAACTGAACCAAGGGCGTGACGGCGGGGTCATGCCGCTGAGCATACCCGCCGCCAAACCCTTAACGGCCAGCGTGGGCGTGTTGTTGTAAATGCGGTGCGTCTTGTCCTGCCCCTTGTTGCGGTCAGTGGCAAAATAACGCATGTTGTACGGGATCATGAATTGGGAAATATCCCAATACTGCGCCAGCCAACTGGCTTGCTCGCTCCTCAGCGCGGTGGCCCGGCGCTCAAGGTCAGGGATGTCCATGCGGCCGTCCACTACGCGCCCAACACCGACTTGGAACCCAGTTGGCTAGTGCCTACCGGTGCGCCCATGCCGCCCGTCAACAGGGTCGAGCCAAATTGCTGCGCGGAACTGGCCGCCGTGGTCGAACGCACCGCCGCCGGGGTCGGCGCACTGGCCAACTGGGTTCCAAGTCGGTGTTGGGCGCGTAGTGG